CGGCAGATGGGGATCCGAAAAGAAAGCGTGAGGGGCAAGGTCGTGCAGTTTGTGGACGATATGTCGATACCAGGGAGAAAGCACCTTTATCGAGGTTTTAGATTATGAGCAACATACCGATTAAGTTTGAGATGGATGTTCTGCGGGCACGGATACAGATTTATAAATTTATCATCGGCTGTCTGGTAGCCGCCTTGTTGATTATTCTGATTATCGCCATGACGTGCAGTGTATGAGTAAGAAAACACAAGGCTTAAAATATTTGCGGAAGCAGGCGCGGAAGATGAGCGAGAACATCGGCCAGGAGATCGCCAATGAGTTGCTGATATTACCGCTGGGCAAACGAATCAGAGTAGCACTTAAAATAATATTCAAGAGGGGGATTTTGTAATGGACAATGAAATTTATATTTTTGTGTTGGAGATGTATGGAGAGGTAATAGGGCGTAAGGAAAGTGTTCCAACTGTCGATTTTATTATTAAGCAGCCTCGTGCAATCCGCTTAGGCCAAGACCCAAAAGCGCCGAATATCCCGAATCCCGCTGGTGCGGTTGTTCTGATGACCAAACTTGTTGGATTGCCGGAGGAGTTTTTTATTCAAGACGGTTTAAAGTTTTACTGGATTTGTAAAGACGAATCCCTGCGGGCAAAGTATATCCAGGAAGTGTCGGGGATTGTGACGCCGAATTTGAAAGTGGTGAAGTAGTAATGACCCGAAGTGCGCTTATTCCCGGAATGAGGATTGGTCACAAGGCTATTCTTGCTTTCACGGCCGCGCAGTTTCAGGTTTATTCATGGCAAACCGTCAGGCGATGGGTAAGACGGGGTATGCCTTTTCATCGGTTATGGTGTAAGCGTGAAGGATACGGAAAGCCATTTATCATCGAATCAGAAGTTATAAGATGGCAATTTAAGAACCCTCGAGCTTGATAGACCTTTGATATATTCCAGTTTTTTTCATTTTCTGATTTAATCTCTATCAAATGGATAGTATTACAGCAGGCAAAGAAGTAATGTCTGAAACACAAAAGGCATTTGAGAAGGCCGGTTTTACCGCGCAGAAGATTGCGGAAGAACTGGCGCTGATCGCTTTTGCTGATCCTGCGGACATCATGGATATTGACGAAGGCGGCGCGATTATCGCAAAGACCTTTGAGCAAATGGGCGACAAGCGGCGCGTAATTAAAACCATCAAAGAAAAAACCACAATCAAAGAATCATCTGACGGCAGCACAATCTTTAAAAACTCCCAGGTAGAATATGAGCCTTATTCCAAACTGGAAGCTCTGAAGTTCGGCGCTTCCGGCGCGGGTGTGTCTGTTGAGAAGAAGGAATTAAGCGGCAGCGTGACCGTTAATCACGATCTTAGTCCTGAAGTCCAGGACGTGTTTGATAAGATTTATGTGAAGGCGAAGCATGACAAGAAACGACGCGCACCAAAACTTTAGATTCCTTTCGGACGCTTGCAAAACGTGGCAGGAAAAGAATGCCCTTGCGCGGAAGCTCTGTCTTGAAGATTTATTCTTTCTGCTTGTCTATACTCTGCACCGTGATGATTGTGACCGCGACTGGATATTCGAGAAGATCAAGGAAGTCGAGGCCAATCCTGATGGACATCTTGATCTGTGGGCGCGTGAACATTACAAATCGACGATCATCACTTTTGGCTTGACTGTCCAGGACATTCTTAAAGACCCGGAAATTACCGTAGGCATATTCTCTCATACGCGGCCAATAGCCAAGGGATTCTTACGGCAGATCAAGCGCGAGTTTGAAAGCAACAAGGCATTATATAATTTATTCCCCGATATTCTCTGGGACAATCCGCAACGCGAAGCACCTAAATGGTCTGAAGATGACGGCATCATCGTCAGGCGCAAAAGCAATCCAGTGGAATCAACGGTCGAGGCTTTTGGCTTAGTTGATGGCCAGCCGATTTCCCGGCATTATCGCTTGAGAGTCTATGACGATATTGTGACGCGGGAATCCTGCACATCGCCGGACATGATCAAGAAAACCAATGAATCATGGGAATTGTCATTGAATCTTGGAACTGATGGCGGCGTATCGAGATATACCGGGACGCGTTATCACTACAACGACACCTACCGGCTGATCATGGATCGTGGCGCGGCTAGTCCGAGGATTTACCCGGCTACGATTGACGGCAAAGTTGCAGGCAAACCCGTTCTGCTTCATCCTGATGTTCTAGCCGAGAAGCGGCGCGACATGGGGCCGTATGTATTCGGCTGCCAGATGTTGCTTGATCCCAAAGCTGATGAAGTTCAGGGCTTCAAAGAACAATGGCTGAAGTTCTGGCCGTGCAACCATTTCACCAATTTCAACAAGATCATCCTTTGTGATCCGGCCAATGAAAAGAAGAAGTCCAACGACTATACTGTGTTCTTGGTTGTCGGGCTGGGCGAGGATTTAAACTATTACATCATTGACATGATCCGTGATCGTTTATCACTTACCGAGCGATCCAACATCCTATTCAAACTTCATCGAGAGTTCAATCCACAGTTTGTCGGTTATGAGAAATACGGCAAGGACAGCGATATTGAGCATTACGAATCAATTATGAACCGGGATAATTACCGTTTCGGCATAACTCCTTTCGGCGGCAAACTTGGGAAAGAGGACAGGATCAGAACATTGATTCCCCTGTTTGAGCAAGGCCGAATCTTTGTCCCGGACAGATTGCTCAAAACAAATTATGAGCGTGTGACAGAGGATTTGGTGCAGGCATTCATCCGTGAGGAATACCTGTCGTTCCCGGTAGCCCCGCATGACGATATGCTGGACTGCCTGGCAAGACTTACTGATCCAGATTGTTATCGTAACTTTCCGGGGAAGAATGCTTTTGCGGCTCAAGCAATGCAGGACGTGGCCTATGACCCGTTCACTTACGCGCATAAACAAGAAACAGAATACAATGTTTTCGGGAGGTAACTTATGAGTTCATTAATTGGTGGATTATTGCAGCAGTTAATTCAGGGGCCGCCGGATAAGATACCGCCGCCGCCGAAATATAACCCGCCGCCCGTCCCGCCTCCGCCAAAGAAGATACTCGGACCTTCCGCGCCACCAACGGTGGATAAAAACAGCAACGCATACCAGGCCGAAGAACGGCGCAGAATATTGGGACGATTACCCACGGCGACCAAAGATGTTTACGCGGGTGCAGACACGACAACCCCTAACTTAAAGAAACCAAAGCTCTTAGGCGGCGGTGTAGGTCAACAGACTTCAGGAGTGTAAGATGAGCAAGATTGAAGCCTCAAAGATAGTTGATATTTACAATGAACTGGACAACGACAAAGGAACGCTGAAAAGCCATGTGCAGGAGATTTACGATTACATGGCTCCCAGGAAGCAGGGTGTGTTTGCCTTGCAGACGATGGGAAGTAAGCGCATGTCTAAAATCTATGACGGCACGGCGATCAGATCATCGCGGATATTCGCCAACGGCCTTTATGGCCATCTGACTTCCCCGGCTTATCCCTGGTTTGAACTCACCACAAAGAATAAGGCACTGGTTGATAACCAAGCGGTGAAGTTCTGGCTCTCCGACACGACCGAAAGATTGAGGGCGGCGATCAATTCCAGCAATGCGCCTTTGGCCTTGCATGAAGATTACACCGACTTAGGGTTAGTGGGGACAGGTTGCATTTATATCGAAGGCGGCAAGAAATATCTTTTGAACTTTATGGCTTTCGATGTTGCTTCATCGGTCTGCATCACCGAAGATGCCAATGGAATAGTGGACGGCGTTTACCGAGTATCGAGATTTACCGCAAGACAGTGCATTCAGTATTGGGGCGATAAATGTTCAGAGAAGATTCAGAAGGCTTACAAATCAAATAAATTCGCAGACAGGTTTGAAATCATCCATGCCGTTTATCCGCGTAACGATTACGACTGGCGGAAGATGGATGCAGTCAATATGCCTTTTGCTTCACGCTGGATTGAGAAGGAAACAAAGATTGAACTGGAGGAAAGCGGCTATTCCGAATTTCCTTACTGTGTCCCGCGCTGGGAGAAAGACAATAACGAAACCTACGGCCGGTCATGCGCTATGGATGCCCTGCCGGACACGAAGATGCTCAATCAGCAACGCTATGACGATATCCGGGCAATGCAGAAACGGATTGATCCGCCGTTGTTTGCTTCGACCGAGGCCGCGCTTTCAACTACGCGCACGACTCCGGCCAGCGTTATTTATCACCGGAAGGGCGAGAAACCCGAACCAATGGAGTTTGGCGGCGATATGGGTCTTGCCTTTGAAGCGGAGAATCAGAGCAGAGAAGCGATCAACAAGGCTTTCTATGCCGACCTGTTTTTACTCTTGGCACAGAATAACGACCCGAATAAGACCGCAACCGAAGTCCGAGAACTGATCGAAGAAAAACTGACAT